ACTGAGGGAATACATTTTATCCCTACCGACATTTTTAATTCCCGAGAATATTCCTGCTCCTAATCCAATAGTGCCAAGAATACCAAATTTATCAAGTAAGAAAGTAATAGCTTCTGAGACTTTTGTAAGACCAGTTACAATTGTACCTAAGTCTCCTCTGTCTATCATATCTTGCACACAACCAACCCAAGTTTCCTTGAGTGCGTTGATTTTATAAGAAAGAGAGGATTCAATTGCGCTCATCTCGGCTTCACTAGATCCTGCGCTTTCATCCATTGCTTCAATAGCAGCACGAACTTGATCAAAATTCTGGATGATAGCAGCACCTGCATTTGCCCTATTTTTACCAAAAAGTTTCTGAAGAAGCTCTGTTTGATTCTTCTCTGAAATTTGATCCCATCTATCTGCAATATCTCCAAGATATTCCACCATAGATCTATAATGTTCTTGTGTTGCATCTGTAAACAAAGATACGCCCTGTGAATCTTGAGCGGTTTTTGTTAAATCTGCAACTTCACCAGTTACATTAACTAAATCATCAGATAGTTGGTTTGTCTCCTCATCATAGCCCCTAACACGCATTGAAAGAGTACGTAATGCAGTTCCCATCGACTCAGAATCCTGCAAAATTTCCATACCACCTGTAAATAGGGCAGCTGTATCAGTGAAGGACTGTCCCATAGCAGACATAGCAGCAGCAGAACGTTTTAAACCTTCAATTACATCTTGGTTCTCTTCCGCAAATTTGTTGCCGAGCACATTTACTTTGTCCATAATTTCTGTTTCAACATCATCTGGATCAATGTCGAAAGCTTTCATTATAGATACAAGACCTTCCTGAGCTTCATCTGTTGACATTCCAGGAGAAATAGAAGCAAACTTAGAACTCAGTTTTGCCATTGTTGTAGCAGCTTCTTGCGAACTGTATCCGAGCCTAGACCACGCACTTGCTTGTGTTATAATCTCCTCGGTAGTTACACCCATTTGTTTTGCAACATCATTGGCATCATAGTAAAAATCTTCAAGTTGAGTTTTGTTCATTGCTGTGGTTTTCTTTAAATCAACCAAAGCATCATCAAGACTTACGATGGTACTAATTGCTTCTTTACCCAGATTAATAACATCATAAAATCCAAACATTCCTGCCATCTGAGCAGCTAATTGATGGAATCCACTATTCTTTAATGTATCAAAGAAACTTTTACCAGCACGACCAGCTTCAACTTCAGCATTGTAAATCTTCATAATCTCACCATGAATTTTATCCAAACTCATGCTAGGATTACCACTTTCAATTTCCGCATAGTAAGCTCTGATTTTAGCTTTTGCCTCAGAAGACATCTTGCTATTTTCATTGAGAAGCTTATGAATCTTATCTAATTCTTTCTGACCAGAAACAAGGTTATATCCCTTTTCAGAAGCCGACATATTAGTAACAGTAGCGATAGTATTTTTGATTTTCTTTTCATACTCATCCAATTTAGAAATATCATCACTTGTCACCAAACTAGCATCTTTACCCTTTAATTTATTGAGTAGAGTTTCGTACTCATGAACAGCATTCTTGACAGCCTGTACATTTTTTTCATAAGCGTCACTTGCCCAACCGCCGTCTTTAAGTCTGTCAATAGTTGTTTTGTATTTAGTAACCTTGCCATTGTAAGAATCCAAACGCTTATCATACTTATTAAGATTTACATTAGCATTCTGTTCTTTGGCTTGTGTATTTTCCTTAACTTTCTGAGTATTCTGCTCTAATACATTATTCTCTTCTTTGATGGAATTAGTAGCAGACTCTACAAAAGCAGAAACATCTTTATCAGGAAATGCGTCTTTCCTTTTGTCTTGAGAAGCAGTAGAAGAGGATTCTTTTATAGCTTGTGTTACTTGATTTTCTACTTTTGCATGTTCTTTTGCAGATTCTGATGCTTTGATATGTTCATCAGCTAAAGCAGATAAATCTTTGCCATATATTTGCAGAACTTTAAATTCCATATCTTTCATCATTAATTCTGCTTTAAAAGATTCATCAGAGCCATCTTTAATAATAGGGCGACCATTTGATGTAACACCTGTTATTTTAGAATCAACAGACAAAGATGATTCTTTAACTTTTTTTAGTTCAAGATATGTATTGATATAATCTTGTAACGTATATTCAGATTCTTTGATTGCCTTATTTTCATTCAAAACAGCTTTTTCTGTATCAGATAAAACAGAAGGTACATTTTCAAGTCCATTAAGAAAATCAAATCCACCAACATCAATTTTTGTAGCCGTATCATATTTTTGATAAGCGACAACCATTCTATCAATTGCTTCGTCAAATCCGATTGAACCACTTTTTAGTTCTTCTTCAGTTTTATCCATCAAGGCGATCAATTCTTCGTAATCGTTAGACCAAACATCAAAATAACCGTTTCGTTTAGCTTGTTCATTAAATGTAAAGTTATCGAACGCCTTTGTCTCTGTTGTTTTTCCACTATAATAATTTGTGCCTTTATCATCATCTAACTGCTTTTTGGCAACATCTAAAAGAGACTGATATTTACTTTGTGTTGAATCAATTTCATCTTGTGTTTGTTGTAACTCTTCTTGAATTTTGTTTTGCTCAGATACAACATTTCTACCAGGAAACTGTAATACTTTATTTGAGACATCAGATACAGCACTAGAAACATCTTTAATACTTTTAGTTGTTTTGTTTAATTTTTCAGGTGCTACCCAAACACCATCAGGTGTTTCCATAATTTTATTATTAGGGAACTCTAATTGTAAAATATCCCGAATAGCATCTTGAATATCAATCGAGCCATCTTTTAATTTCTGTCCAATTTCTTTATACTTGGAAGTATAGTCTTCTTCTGTTCCTAATGCTTCATTTAATGCATTATTTACTTCTGCAATTCGGTCTAATGCATCTGGATTTACATGTAAAAAGTCTTTTGTAAAATCTTGTTCGTTACCCCAAAATCTTCCATCATCAGAAAGATGTGAAGAAAATTCATCTATCATTTCAAAATATTCAGCAGCTTTTGGAAGAGTAGCAGAGAAATCCATGAAGGCATCCATCCAACCTTCATCAAGATCGGATTTAGACATAAAATCCAATGACATATCATTATATCTAAAATCTCTTAATTCTGGAAATAATTGATATAATTTCTCTATTTCTGTTGCATCTTCTGAAGATACAAATCCTACATTATTATTTGCAAGTCTAACGATTTGTTGTGCTGTTTCTAGTAATTCAGAAGCATACTCAGATGATTTTTGCAAAGTTTCTTCTGTTTTTTCATTTATGACAGTATCATTATTTTGGGGTTTAAAGGATATAATTTTATTTTGAATATTTGATAATTTTTCTTCTTCATCAATTAATTTCTTTGTAGAAAATAATTGTTTGTCAATAGTAGAAGTAGTAGAAGAATCTCCCGATGAAATATTCGATTCTTGTGGAGTAGAAGAGAGGTTAGATTTCATTTCTGCAAGTTCGCTGTTAAGTTCTTTTACAGATTCCTTTGTCTTTTCAACATCATCTCGTACATTTTCAAAACCATTCGATTCAATAGAAGAAATTCTATCTTTTACATCACCAAGTTCGGTTTTTACCTCTTGAATATCAGATTTTAACTCTTCAATTTGAGAATTATCAGAAGTAACAGAATTAGAAGTTGTTTCCTTTTGAACTTCTGCTAATTTCTGTTCAGCTTCAACAGTGGAAGTAAGTTGTTCTTCTTGTTGTCTTAATGATTTAGTATACTTATAACTCTGTTCTTGAGCATTAAAAAGAGCATCATCAAGACTAACTTGTGCCATAGCTCTATGTGATTTAATAGTATCATTATTATCAGGATCGTTCAATTGCTCTAAAAAACGAGCTTTATCTAACAATTCAACATAACGTTCTACACTCTTTATTATCTCAGGTGTAATTGCGGCTTGTCCTAATTTTTCTTTCACTTGAGAATATGCGGAATTAAAATCAAACAATTTATTTTTAAGAGAAGAAATTTCTTCTAGTAAATCATTATCACTACCATATTTTTTATAATTTGCATATTCTTTAATTCTATCAGAAACAATTCTATTTTTATCAAAAAATTTATCATTAATATCAAAATCAACAGTAACTTTTTCTAATTTACTTTGAGCGACTTCTTTTTTTAAAGCTTCTTCATAAGCTTTATAATATGCATAAGCGGCTTTTGTACCAGATTCTGAAGCCATTGCTTCTTCATTATTATAATAATCCTTAAAAGCATCTGCATATTTCTTTAATTGGTTATATGCTTCTGTTTTATTTTTTGTATCAAATGATGTGTTGATTTTTTTATTCAGCTCATTTATTTTATTCTCTATTTTGTCAATATCAGCAACAGTAGAAGAGGAGTCAATAAATGATTTTCCTTTTCCAATACTGAATATCTCAGTAAGTCTTTTATCAATCTGACCAAGCATATCAAGTGTATTACCACTAATGCTAAAATCAATCGGATTCTGACCTGCCTTCTTCTGCATTTCCTTAAATTTGGCTTCTATCTGTTTATCATCGAAGTTTACATTTTTAAAATCGAGAACAACCTTGTTAGCCATTTTTTGTGCATTAGCAAACTGTTTCAATAGTGATTGCTCAATAGTTGCATCATCAATTTTTATGGCAAGTTTTAATTCTTCAACCATTTAATTTCTCCTTCCTATATTTCATATTTCTTTCTAAAGTCTTTTACTGTGTTATGATAAAAATTAACCATTTCGTTATATGCATTGAAATTAGCTGGCACACCATATCCACCATGCCAATCACCACCATGCCAAGTTCCTGATGGATTAAAAAAGAATTTGCTTAAATAATCTTCGCCAGAAATTTTTGATTTTCTACCATAGTCATTCATATCATCTCCTGAAATTAGAAAACTACTAGACACTTGTTCAGACGAAATAAACATAAAAGTTCTATATGAATTTCTTAAATTGCCCGTTCTATCATAGTGTGGAGGATTCGTCTGATATGGCTCTCCATAATACCAATCAAGAACACTTCTATAATGTTCAGTCATTTTATCTTCAAATTCTTTTGCTATCTTTTCAGCTTGTTTTTGTGCAATAGCATGTAGTTGTTTCTTCAACTCTGGGCTTATCTTTGCCATTTCATCACCTCCAAAAAATTCACTATAATTTCACTATTTTTACACTAAAATAGGAGAGCAGTATAACCACTCCACATAAGAAAAGCCCTATACGCTTTGACACGTATAGAGCCTAATATTTAATCATTATGTATAATTCCGTATATTAACCCTACAACTCCAAACACAAAATAATAATGAGCCGTAGTTAATACAAAAGGAACAATCGGTTGTAAAACTTCTATACAGATATTATCTACATTGAATAATGTAAGAATCCATCCACATAGAAGTCCGTATAATATTCCACTTATCATATAAATCCTCCAAGGAAATTTGAATTTACTTAGACTTCTTTAAAATTGCCTTCCTCAACAACCTTATCTAAATCTTCTTTTGGAGTCTCATCGGGTTTCTTACTTACAACGTTCATAAGCGGTGTGAGAGTAGCATTTGCCAAATCAGAAATTCTTCCAATCTGTTTGCTAATAAACGCCTGAGTAGTCGTCTCATTAAACTGAGTGTCTGACTGCTTCATTGTTAAAATGGTTTTAAATTCACTTAATTCACTCATAGGAATAAGTGGATCAGCTTTATCAGAACCAACCATTAAAATATCAAGTAAGCCAGATGATTTAAGTGCATCATATCCCTTAATGAATCCTTTATCGTCCTCGTCAATCTCAAGGTCGGTATATAATTCAATAACGGCACGACAAAACTGTATATACTGAGCGACAGAATTTACTCTGATTTTATCTGTTTTACGATATTTTGTTTTACCATTATCATCATAAGCTTCCTGCTCAAATGTTGTTTTATCTACAATCAACTGTGCGTAAGCATCTTTCTTAATAATTGAAACATATGGGGTGATTTTGATTTTACTTAATAACTGTTCCTTTAATGTGTTATTTGCTGTGTTGTTATACTTTTCTACAAACTCTAAAAGTTTCATATTCCTTTTTTCTCCTTTAATCATTTACTGGCGAGAATTTTTCACATTCTCCATTATATATTTCTTCTTGAATTCGACCTTCTATAGCTTTCTTTAGAAGACTACAATTTCGTTTGTATCTTTTACATCCGATGCAGTGAGATTTAAATTCATCAAACTGTGAAGCATTGTCAAAAACTCCAATGTAGTCAACAGGATAGATAGTCAGTTCAATTCTAGGATTCTCTGAATCATAGTAAATTCTCTGTGGTCTAAATAAAGCTACATTGTCATCTTTCCATATTAATTGTGTTTCAGTAATAGTGTCATCTAAACACTTTTCATAGTTCGCACAATCCTTGTCAATTCTGTCAAAATAAAAAACAGCATCTATATTAAAATGCTGTGTACTGTTTACTTCCAAATCCCAATTTTGTAATTTAACTTGTTCTTCAATTATTTTCTTAAATTTCTTTTTATAATCTTTTGCTTCCTTCGTTTCATATACCATAGCCATAGGTCTACCATTTTTCATTATAGTTCTGACTGAAGTGTAATGATTGACCGAAGGCGGGAGAGGAGAAGTAAGTTTTAAAATATTTCCCATTATTCCTCCAATATAAAAGAGCGAATCTAAATGAATCCGCTCTTTCATATTTCTTATATTTAATTGTTGTATGTATTGGTTTTAATTATTAATTACCATAAGATATAATTCCCATTTAGCATTTTGATATTTGCTGATATTTTCACAGACAAGTTTATGGACATCATTCATATTCTCTAAATTCTTGTCAATATGAATTACTTTTCCACCTGTTATTTCGATTTCTTCACAAATTACATTGTAATACATTCCCATAGGCATACATCTCCTTTATCTCTTTATACAAAATAATTCATATAAGTCTACATGTAATGCAAGAGATAAAGCGACTGCATGAGATAATAAAATATCAGAAGTATATCCATTTTCAAGATTAGATATTGCAGTAGAAGAAAGTCCACATCTCTTGGACAATTCTGATATTGATATATTCTGTTTATACCTATATTCACCAACTTTATTCTTCATGTAATGTAGTATGTTTAGAATTATTTTGTATATTCATATAATACATAAGAAAATATTAACCAGAATTGGTAATTTTTATGGTATAATAATCACTAGTCGTATTTTAATTTAACCTCTACTGGTATAATCGGTAAATGTTCCATACAATAATTGAATTTTGCATCTCCATGATGATTCCCACCAACTCCGTTATATGCCTGGTGAAGCGATACAAATTCGTCAACCTCATCTTCAGGAATACCGTTAATAGCAATATAATGCTTATATTTCTGATTTATCTTATCAGCAAGAGATTCTTTTTGCGCCCACATTATATTATTTATTTGCTCATCACGAGAAGAATCTGATTCAGCTAATTTTGCAATGCTAGTTGTTAGTTCTTTCTGAATCGCAAAACTTTGCTCTCTATCATGAACTCTATTTTCTGCAAATTTAGTAATGGTATCTTGCGTTTTTTCAAGAGATTCCATGATCTCATTTATACACGAATCTAAATTCTCTTGAATTTTTTCATCGTGTTTTATTGATTGATTCACATCTTCTAAATGACGTGCAGATAAATCTTTTAAACCATTTGCAGTTTTTAATAACAATTCGTGTTCTTCTCGTTTCATTCTCATAGCTTTTGTTTCTATACCTAAAAAGTCAAATAATAACCATTTAAATATTTCAACAATAGCTTTGAATGCAAAAAGAGCGGCAATAACTCCAAGTATTACAACTTGCCATTCAATATTAAATAAATTTTCTATAGCATCCATTCATAAAATTCCTCCAATCTTAGATTAACTGAAGGAATTCAGATGCGGTGATTGTTGATCCATCATCTCCGAATTTTGCTTTAGAACATTTTACAAGACCGTTTCCATATGTACCAGGATATTCAACCCCATTTGGATCATATCCATTTAAGTACATCAGAATTTCTGCTGCTGTGACCATGTACTGTTTTTCGCCCTTTTTAACATAATGAGAACCAAGTTTTTTCTTTGAAGCTGAACCAAATTTACCATCTTCTACAAGACCTGCTTTATAATCTAAATTCATTGCATGTTGCAACACTCTTGATTTCATAGCTTTTGTTTCATTGCCAACTTTTCCATCTGTTGCAATATTTACACCGGTAAACTTAATTGCTTCCTGTTGACCACGTTTAATCAATGAATTACCAGAAACAATACCTTGAATGGTTGTAGAAATTGTATTCTGTGATGTTTTAGAACCATCCGTATAGGCAACAATTACATGTTTGCCAGGTGCAACAATAATATCCCCACATTTAATATATTCGGATTTTCCAAGATACTTAGAAGCAGTTAATTCTTTAAAATAACCAGTTGCAATTAATGCTTTTCCAATATTGCCAGAATATACAGATGAAGATAACATAGCTTTACTAAAAGCCACATTTACCGAACACGCAGCTAACTCAGAACAATCAACCTCACATTTTGTTTTTACATTTGCAACTATCCAACCTGTATTTTTTAAAGCAATATATCCAGAACTACGATGTGTTTGACAATACCCAAAATAGTTATTTAAAGCAATTGCTTTTGCAGCAGCACCAATTTTAACAGCTCTTGATCTATCGGTACAACGATATACTCGTGTCTGACCAAAATTATAAATGCTTCCACATTTTACTTCCCTACCCGTCTGATCACCAGGATTGCCACCTTTTAATTTTCCTCTTTCATTAGAGGAAGCCCATGCACACATTACTGACATAATTAATCCTCCTTTGGTTTCTCATAAGTTAATGCTTTATCAGAATCACCAACACCTTTAGTAGTAGGGTCTGTAATTGCATTAAAAAGAGACATTAATGCCATTACAACAACATATGGATTACTAATTGCAGCAATAAAAGTTTCCCATACTTTTTCCCAAGTTGTTAAATCAGACGCTTGTAATCCGAAATATGTAAGAATAGGAATTACAATAGAAATAGCAACTTGTGCGATAAATAAAATATTCTTTTTATTAAAACGAACTTTCCAATTAATCTTCATAAACTTTTCCTCCTTTACGTTTCATCCATGACCAATCTTGAACTTGGTTACATTTAGGACATGGAGTAGTATAACAGTCCAATTCTTTATAACATCTTGCACAATACGCAAAACCTCCATCTAATTCTATTTCTGGTTGAATTGGAGTGTTAATTGATACATTTTTAAATTTTTCATTAGTAATGATTTGTTTATGATAGGTCATAATTACACCATTTTTTATATACTTCATTTGTATCCTTTTTAAGAAATACCATTGCAAGAATTGTATTATTTGTTTTTTCATCCAAACTGGTATATATATCTATTGGATAAACCTGATTTTTAATATATAATAAATATTGCTTTGGATTAACAATTCTAACAACTTCATGAGGTAAATAATCTCTTACTTTCTTTAAATTTGTTTTTACCATATTTCCCTTTTATTCCTTCTTATGTCTTTATAGCGTAAAAAATAGGGAACACAAAAACTAAATGAATAGTAATTATGTTCCCTATTAAAATTCTTTAAAATCACTATTCAACATTACTTTTTGCCTCTTTTTCAGCTTTTGTAATAATCTCATTATTAACAGACGCATTGTCTGAATTCTCTTTTTTACTTATTGTCTTTCTAGTTTGTACTTTTGCATTCATAATTGAAGCGATAGATTTTTTGTAACTGTCACTAAAATTGTTCTTTTTAGATAGATCAAGTTTTGTTAATTTATTTTTCGCTTCAACATCAGAAATTCTTTTATCTTCAAATGCAGAAGTCACTTCATAAACATCGTGACAGTTTTTGCTACAAAATGTGAAATACCAAGATTCCTTATTTCTGTCTTCCGCATTGCAAACTGGACAAAAGCTGTATTTATTACCACAAATACAGCAAGTTCTTAAATCCTTTTTTGACATATCTTCTCCTTAATAAAAAGGGCAGCAATAAACTGCCCTTAAGCTATTCTTTTTTATTAAATATCGTCTTCTTCTTCGTCAATATAATAAATAGAAAATAACTCAGAATCAGTAGAACAAGCATTTAACATCATAGCACCCTTATAATCCATTGTCTGAGAATCACCGCCTTGAAGAGCAAGAGTAAATTCTGGACTTGGCATAAAAGATGGAATATGAATAATAGCAGCTTTTAAAGTTTCTGTATCACATTTATCAACTACTAACGCTTTGAAGAATAATTCATGAGCTTTTGGAAATTTATTACCGGAATTAGTAATTTTTGCACCACTATGAATTGTTTTCTTAAATTTAACGATATACTGAGCTTCATCTTTTGCAGTTGGTGGTGTTAAAATATCGCTTGCTGGTTTAGCAGATTCTGACGGTTCTGTAACTGCATCTGTATGTTTAATTGAGAATGTTGTGGCAGTAGCATCACCAACACCTAATTTGTATTCTTCTTTTCCCATAGAGCCTTTAGCAGAAAGAGAATTTACAACAACAGATCCTTCTACATAGCCAGTAATATCTAATGTATCACCTGCTTTTACGATCTGAATCATTGGCATAACAATACCTTTGTCTTCAGTTGCAATTTCAGCATCAGTAGCAGAAATTGCCTCAATAACCGCAAGATTTAAGAATGCATTTGTAGCAGTTACTTCACCTTTTTTACCAGTATATTTACGATATACTAAGTTACCATCTTTATCGTTAATATCTGTTGAATCTGCTGTAATATCAATATTAGCTTCTGTAAGCTGTGTTAAAGCATACAGTGGTGTACCATTAGATTTTGCACCATAACCAAACTGTAATCTATCAACGATTACGTCACCTAATTTAAATGCCATTATTTTTTCCTCCTTTAGAAATTGTTTTTATGCAATAAAAAATGAGCGATTAAATTTCGCCCATAAAATTGATTAAGTCTTGAGGGATATCTTTAGCTGAAATCATGCCGGAGTATAATCCTTTTAGTGCAGCTGTTCCCTGTTCATATTTTTGAATTCTGTTTACAGAATCCATGAATTGACATATATTTACTTCTTTCAATTCTTCTAATTTATATTTAAAACCTGGATGATTAACACAGCTAGATATAAGTGGTAAGAGAGTAGAATCACTTTCTTTATCTTTATCTTGTGCCGCTTTCATTTTGTCTTCTTGCAATATCCAATGCTTTGTTGTTTTACCTTTTGCCTTTTCTACCTTCGGATGAACATTCATCATGGTTCGAATATACTCTGCTATTTCTAAATATTCATTTTCGAAAAGTAATATATCTTGAAATTCACTATATAAAGCAAGAGTATTACATTCTTCACCATTTCTGTTTCGAGCCATATGAATTAATTGAAAATCGTTAAAATCGTTTTCTTTAAAAATTAATTTCAATGGTTCAAATGCAGTTTCATTATTTGAATTTCTTAACAATTGATATAAAATATAAAACACTTCAATATCTTTTGTTTTATTCCAGTCTTTTTTGAAAGCATCATAAAGAAGAACTCTTATAGAAGTAGAATTGTTCAAGAACGGTGATAATGCTCTATAAAAATTAGTTTCACCAATATTTAAAATATCTCCTATAGTTGGAATAGAAATGGTAATACCATTTATCGAATAATCTTCACCAAAATACATTTTAAGTTTGTCGAAATGATATTCTGGATGATGACTTTTTCCTTGTTTCTTTTTTTTATCTTCTTCGACAGCAGATTGAAGATTATCTAGCGTTTCTAATACATCCAAATAATCACCGCCTTACACCATAATTAACTATAGATGTTTTTGAATTAGATGTGTTATAAATTCCATTAGTATCAACAACTTGGAATACAAGAGTGCGAACAAGATAATTATTATCTGTTGTAGATTCCTTTGATGATACAAGATGTGTTTGCATTCCAAATATATTTGACCAATTAAATCTCTCTCTTATAATAGAGGCGATGAGATCATGTCTTGGAATACCTGTTAATTTATCATTTCTGTCATTACCATGAACAAAAATAGTAAACGTAACATTTGTATATTTCAATGTATCCTGATAGCGAGGCATTTCATCAAAAGATACTTGGTAACAGATATAATGTTTTACCTCCGTCTGAGTGTCAGGGATAAACAAATAAGGACGGATATTGGATGTTCCACCGAAATATCTATCCCATTCTCCAAGAGGTTCATACTCTTTTGTATCTTCGTTCCATTCCCAGTTGATATTACCATCATCGTCAAAAAGTTCAGATTCTAATGATTTTTCATTAAGTGCATATAAAAGACATGGATTAAGCATAAGTGCTTTTTCAATCTTCTTTTTATACTGAATATTTTCATCATCAGGAGTAGTTCTATATGCACGAAGTTTATTCAATAAATCATTCTTTGTAACTAATTTTTCTGCCATAAAACACCTCCTATTCAGTTAATTCCAGCGACAAAATTTCAGATTCAATCGGTAAGTTATCCTTAATAATTTCACACTTAACAGACAGTATTTTGCCGATAGTAGAAGTGTCGCTAGGAAATTTTACTTTCTTTTGGTTGTACTCTATACCAGCTCGCCATATAACTTTATCAGTCCAATCTTCATTATCAATAGAACAAGTCCATGTAAAGGTTGCATCAGTATATTCGGTTGTGATATCTTCATTGGAATCATTAAATAGATTTACTGTAAGATTTTTATAAGAACCACCAACTTTAATAGTTGAAGTAGATGCTGAAATTCTTGCTGTAATAGAAGATGGGGGAGTAGTTGGAGTAGATGGATCTATTGGGGCAATTTCTGAATCGAAATAGTTCGCATACATTTCGCCTGTTTCAAGATTGACATAATCAGTATGCTCATTCCAAAACGCTGTATATATAGTAAGCTTTTGAATACCAAATGGCATTGAATTTTCAACCTTGGTTACTGTCCATACTGTAGGATGTTCTGTTAAAGCACTTACTACAACACGCATATTTTTAGAATCTTCAGAAGTGTACCAAAACTTCTCTGTAATAGAGTTCATTGGCAACCATATCTTATCCTGATTATCAGTATGTGTAAAATATCGGTCTGTGTAAGTGCCTATAGTATAGGAATTCTGTTGTCTTAAACAACACCACATACGTCTCTTGATGCGCTTGTCATTAGATTTTTCAATCCATGTAAGTTCGTAATTTACTGGTAAAATCAGATACTTTGGAAACTGATTTGCAGGTTCATCACGACAAACAATCCACTTATGATAAATTCCTCTATCATCTGGAACGTCCACGAAAAGTCCTATTGGAAATGTTGCCCCATAGCGTTTCCTAAAATCAGTCTCATAATAATAAAGGTCATCACCTTCATTGAATCTTACAGGCTGACTTGGACGAAACATAAGATAGTATTCCACTTGGTCTTTGTCCATTGACTGATAAGATTTGATAATAAACTTTGCATCTATCTTTGTCTTATTAGTATTTTCATAAGTCATACCTTCAGCAAGTGAACGTGTAATTCCATGTTCATCTGTGAAGAAGTCATCATGAAAGTAGTCATAAATGTAACAAGTCCTTGTAGCTATGTCGTTTTCAAATGTCTGTTCCATCGCCCAATCAGACTGTTCCTTATAAATCTGACCTAAAGTTTTCGCATTATTTGTTTTGGCGTTAGCGATTCGCCTAGCTGTTTGTAGACTCGGCATCGCAACCCACCTCCTCAAACATCTGCTTAATATATCCGTGAGAATCTAAGATTGCCCTACGGAATTTTTTATAACTGAAATGGTCACTCTTGAAATTATCCATAGCACCTTGTAAAGTTGCCATAAGAGTTACCATAAGTCCGTTATCATTAAACAAGGTTTTTATTCCACCTAATTTAAACATAACATTCTCAAAGAAGACGAGAAATGCTTCATCATCTTCAAATATTTTCTCTTCAATTGTTTTGTCTTTATAGAGCAGTAGTTTGTGAATATCACCATGCATTGCACGAACTGCTTCATTGATTTGCTTGTCTGTAAAGTCACCATATATGTATTGCATATTAGGACTCCGTGTTAATATAGGAATTATACATATATCCGTAATCACGAATACGTTTATTTAATTCAATTTTCATGGAATCCAGACGATCAATCATATTTTTATGATTGTCAAGTAACTTCTTTTCTTCTTTACCGCCTATCATTACTGATGTATGCATAATAGAATCAACCTGTGGTTGTAGCCACTCAATCGTCATTCCAAGTACAAGAATTCCTACGACAAAATTCATATCAGCCGTTTCATCTACTGAATTATTCAGCGTAAAATCCAACTGTTGAATTTCATCATCGAGTGTGAGAGAAGAGAACAGTCTACGCACCCTTGGATTAGAGATTACATTGCTTAATCGCTCTGTATAAATTTCAAGCAAATCGTTTTCGTCAAGAGAGAGTTCTTTCGGATCTGAAATTCGTCCTCTTGTTCGTGAAAAAATTGTTTCGTATGGAAGCGTCATTGTGAGCCTCCTTTACTACATATTCAATTTTAAAAGTAACTCTGTTCCAAAAATAGAATCAAGTTTCTGAATTCTCTTAACAGAATCAAGTGTTCCGTCATCAACCATACTTGTTGCAATAGTTTTTAATGCTTCCTGTGCTCCAATTGGAAGAGAATAGATTGCTTTTTCCATTTGCGAAGGAGTCATCTTTAAAATATCTCTTAAATCATTTGTCGAGTGAAGAGTAGAATATAAATCATCAAGTTCTGGATGTAATGCAATGAAATCTGCATCCTGCACAACAAAACGAGGTTTAAACATCATCTTGTCACCCTTCCTTGCTGCATAATCCAAATCTCTAAATTCAATTTCCTGAACGTCATCAATATCTGCAAATGTATATAAAGTATCTGATTTAAGTCCAACATAAAATAATTCTCCTGCGGTAAGAGACACACATGGAATCATTTCTGTTAGCTCAAACTTCTTTTTTTCTGATTTCTTTTCAGCCACATCAGTATTAGTATTTTCTACTGCTTTTGTGGTTGTCTTTTTTGTATATGCCATTTATTTTTTCCTTTCTATCCAATATAAAAAGAGTGGCTAGATAATCTAACCACTCAATTTTATTTATTACTCAAGAGTCCACTGACCAAAGTACTGTGGTAATACTACCTCAACACCCATTTCTCTCTGAACTTCATATTTCTGGAAGTCATCAGCGTGTTCACCCTTCTGAGTACCAGACTCATAAATCTGAGTTTCGCCCTTATCTGTAAACCACACGAACTGTTCCTGATTCTTTGCAAAGATAAGAAGTCTCTTATCGTCAATAAGTCTCTTTGTTACATCATTGAAAGCAAATCTCTGAGGAATCTCAATGAGTTCTGTTCCCTCATATGTACCAAGGCGACCTGTCTTAGCAACATCCTCCTTCTGAGATAAACTTCTCCAATCAACTTCTGTAAGACCATTAAGTTTCTTTAATGCAGTCTTTGTACCCATAATAACAACTTCTGCGCTATTGGCTGTTCCAATATCCTCAAGAAGTGTATCAAATTTGTCTTTTGTAGAAGCAGATAAAGCACCTGTTTTTACAAACTGAGAGTTGTTAGGTAACTTAGCAGCAGCTCCATAAATTCCTGTATAGCAAAGTTCCTGAACCTTATATACAAATGCTTCTGCAATCTTATCTGTCAGCTCTGTAAAATCAATACGTCCAAGTAAAATAAGATCAATATCCTTACCAATCTTTACACCATACTTCTTAGTATGAATCTTGTGTGCTGTACCTTCATTTAAGTACTGTAAAGTCAGATCATGATGGTCGCCACTGATTTCAGCAACAGCAAGCATAACCTTTTCTCTTGACCAGAACTCTTCCTCGTCACCAAGTTTAACATTTCTCATATCTACAAAATCATTAAACCACTCAGATTCCTTAAATGCTGTATCTACCTTAAAATCAATATCAGACTCAAGTAACTCATATACTTCTGTGTGATGAAGCTCTAAAGCTCTTTCACGTCTCTTGTTGGATCTAAGATCATCTTCAGTAAGGTCACATACTTCCATAATAATTTTACGGATTGCCTTGTTTGCTTCGTGCTTAGAAACCTTTCTCTGGTTTCCGTCATCATCGTACTCATAAATATCAATTCCGTGATTTAAATTGTATGTAAGCTTCTTAAAATTTTCATACTTATCAGCATCTTCAAAAACTTTTCTTAAATGTTCTGTACTAAATCTCATCATTATTCTATATCCTCCTTTCTATTACGCACCAATTTTTAATTTTCCACTAGAAATCGTTGTGATTTCAGCTCCAACTGTAGGTGAGCCATCAAAGTTGTCCTCTGTAAGCCAATAACGATCCTGTGAATGAAGCATGTATCCACGAACTGCACCGTCTGCTGGATCGTTATAGAAATTAGAAGCAAGTGCGAGTGAACGAGGACTCTCGACATTGTTGAGGGGTTTCTGATAGATAACACCAACTCCCTTTGGATCTCTAATTACAACAAGGTATCTTCCTGACGCATCCTTTATTGCGATATAAGCATCAATTTCAGTTGCAGCTTCCATCTCCCAATTATCAAGAGAAGTCATCTTACCTGGTTTGAAATGATATCCGTTAGGTGTATCTTCTGTGATCTTTACGGATAAAATGTGCTCACCATAATCCTGAGCAAGTAAATTACCAATTTCCATCTGTGGAAATTTTGTAGCAGCATATTTAATAGCCATTATGTTTTCCTCCTTAAATTTTGTTTTTTTGCAATAAAAAAAGAACGCATAAAGCGTTCTGTACGAAATGAAGTTATATTCAGTTTTTAATCAAATAAATTGCCATAGTTTTTCTTAGGCTTTGATTTCTTATTCATATTTGTAAGTATCTTAACTGAATTTGTGTTTTTCTTTGTGTCAACAGAAGAGAAGTTCGCATGTGCAGACATATAATCTGAATGCATAACCTTTACCTTTGTTTCAAAGTCTTCTACGGAATAATTATCCATAGTCTTTACTAATTCGGCAAAATCAGCATTCACATAATTTCCATCTGAATCTTTCTCTGTAAGAACAGAATAATTATCAGCATTGATAATAGCTTCTTTCTGTGCATGAAGTTCATTCTTTTCTGCTGTCTCCTTAAACTCTTTGAGTGCAGCGTAATTTGAACGCATATCCTCAATAGAAAGCTTCTCTGATTCAGTAAGTAACATAGCAAACATTTCAATTCTTTCACCAGATAATGAAATATTATCACCATCTTTTTCATAGGACTGTTTATAATACTTGTCGCTGTCCCAATCCTCCATAATGAAATAATTTTCATAAACCTGAGATACGTAACACCATTCTGAATCATTTCTGTATACAGAGCACAAATTATTTAACGCATATCTGATTTCATCAAATGAAATTTCAAATAACTTATTAAATAACTCATTTTTTGAAATATTTTTTCCTTCATCGCCATCTGGATCAGAAGCTCCTTCACCATCACCTTCTCCATCATTGGAAGGCTCACCAGATTCTCCGTTATCTGAATTGTCTCCTTCTGAATTGTCATCATCGAACATCTCAGCGAATTTTGCTTCAAGTTCCTCATCTGACATTTCTACATAGTCGAATGTTACATCTTCAGCAGTCTTACCATATTTGGCAAGTAACTCTTCAAATTTTGTCATTTTGTTATTTGTTCCTCCTTCCTTTGATTGTGTTTGAACAGGAGTCTGTTCTTTATTGAAATTAGAAAGTGTCTTGTTAAGATTTTCTAAGAGTTCAATCATTTTTTCATCTTTGTCAAATTTTACTGAATTGTTATTTACACTAAAATCTGCAATATCGGCACGAGAACCTTCCATACCTTCCTGAATTTCTGTACCATCATCATGACTTCCTAACAAAGTCGAAGCATTTACATAGAAATCGTTTAATTCGAGATACTTTTCCTTGGCGTTGTAAGAGAGTTCGTCAATGAAAAGCTCGCAACTATTTTTTGAACCTTGTTTTGCACGAATTATTTCACAAGCCTTGGTGTATTCTTCACTTATATAAGCATAAGCACATACATAATCTTTATCTAAGTTATCATCATGTTCCCAAAATGCAGGTTCAGATGAGAAAGAACCAACTTGAGATTCAATATATCTCAGTTCTTCTTTACCTTTTTCGTCTTTAACAATTTCCATCTCATGACCTTCAAAATCCCAACTGCCATCGTCAAGCTGATGGATTGCAGCCAATACAGGTCTGTCAGCAATTGTATTCATTGCTTTCTCAGCAGCATCCTTTGATACATAACTCTTGTTTCTGTTAAGTCCTGTATGAAAAATTCTGAATTTAAGACGCATCATTCCACGATGATTTTCGTCTACGGTATCGTCTATCTCAAAAGTAGTAGGCACTTTTAAAGCCAATTGATAGCCAGTATCTTTAGAACTGAATTTTGCAAATTTTTGTTCTTGGCAAAATTTTAGTAAATCATCTTCAGTTAAAATTTTCTTTTTAATAACCTTTGGCATCTACTTAGTCTTTTCCTCCTTTCTGACATAATAAAAGTCGCCCAAGGAAGACGACTAAAATGTAAGCATATTTGTATACTTCAATTTATTTATATCTATATTTTCTGAAAACCGAAGAGTATCAGTATTCAAAAATACATAAATACCATTAGAATTTTGCACCTGTTGATATCCTAATTGGGATAGGAGAGTAGCAGTAGGTGCATCTTGTGTCTGTATAAATTTTTGATTCATTCCACCAACTCCTATTTATCATTTAAATTCTCGTCTCTTGTGCGAAGTCCAGCATCTGTAAGTTCCGAATCATCCTTCTCTTGACCACCGCCTTTATTATTGCCTGTCTGAGTATAAGTGCTAGATAGCGGTTTGAATTTTGAACTAAGCTGCAAACAGTCTTCTTCCAAAAAGTTCATAGATAACGTATCTTTTTCAGATACGCCATTTAATGTGTTATAAAGAATTTTGTTTGGTAATCCATTAGTACATGATTCCAAGATTGATTTTCTAAAATCATCCTTCTGATAAATAGAAACATCAAAGAATTTAACCTTACAAGGTTCAGAAATCCAATTAGATAGAAGTCTATTAACAATAGCTTGAATCTGTGGAATAAGAGTTGAAATAGAAAATGTAGAATCTGCAAGTACGCCATATTTAAAAGCAGTGGAATTAGATGCAGAGTTTAGGTTTAATATCTGAGCACCACCAGCAGTATTTAAAATTTCCTTCGTTGCTTTTTCAACTTTTGTAATATCACCTGTCGCATCATCTGGAAAACTTATCTCATGTAATTCACCAGGAACAATAGCAGCGGAGATATAAGGCGGTAATGCTTCTTCAAGCATACGATTGAAATACTGAATCATTATATCTGGATTCACAGTCCAATCATCTACATCATTACCCATAGTCTTCATTTCAAGCCATACTAATTTATAAATATTAGCTGCCTGTTGAACTGCTTGATAATCAGAAGCGTCCATAAGATCAATTAATGATAAGAATATAGGTGTAAGCACGGGAACAATGGTTTCCCAGTCTTCAGACCTAAATTTAATACACACATTATATTCTTCGGGAATTAGCTGATATTTTTCATTTGTACTCTGATATGTACTCCACATACTATTGAATGGTTCACCCCAATATTCGAGAAGTTCCTGATGGCTACGGAAATAACTCATGTCCATAGCTCCTGCAAATGAACCATCAGGAAACATACCTGCTATTTTCATATAATCTGGATCTAATGGAAGAACAAACATTCCTTGTCCTTCTGTATAATAAGCACATCCATAAAATACATCTTCCCTTAAAGTGATAGACGCAGCTTTACGAAATTCATAATTCAATCCTAGAGTGTCAACTATATCAACTGTTTCTTGATACTTTTGCAATGTGGATTGTACATCATTTTCGCCTGAGATTATAAATGGGGGAACTATATTACGAATTGTAAGATCAATCTGATTTGCATAATATTTACAAAGACGATAATAGATTTCTGAACGATAATAAAGATAACGAGATAAACTTCGTAGATTCTTTTCATTAGAAGAGATATTCTTTATGTATGATTTTACATCTTCCTTTGAATAGTTACTGATTGACGTATATCGGGATGATTTCTGAATATCTCGAAGACTTGTAATTGCACTTGTTGCGTCTTCATAGCGTTCAAGTCTACTTTTATTTTTCTCATACCATTCACGCATTTCATTTGCGGTTGGCTGTTTTGGAGTAGAAGAAGTGGTTTTCTTCTGCGAATTATTTATTTTAGTAGGTGCATTAGAATTTGCATCTACTTTCTTAGGTCTAGGCATATTTGATAATGCACCTCCTTAATTGTATTTTGCTTTACGGATTGTAAGCTTATTGATGAAACTTGTGGCATCTTCAGTTGGTCTTCTTTGTCTTACTTGATCTTGACTTCTTAATGTAAATAAAGCGTGTCCCATTAAAGCGAGACAGTACGATCTATCATCATGAAGAATGTTCTCAAAACCAGGAGCAAGGTCATACCTAATATTTCCATTAGAAGATTTATACTTGTACATGTGAGTTAATTCTTCCTTCATAGCATCAAGCTGTTTAAGACCGATTTCTTCTTCAAGAGATAATTTATAATTCTTTTCAACAACCTCACCATTTTCTTCTTCAAGCATAGTAAGATTTCCATGATAATCATACTCAGCAGTAAAACTAATCAAGTCCTGATCAATCATCTCGCATAACTGCGAATACATAATTGCCTTATATTTAGCTGGCTCACGCATACGAATAATATCAATAGCGTCTGGATATCTTTTTACATATGGAACAGCATAATCATAATTCGCATCAATCAATCCATGATGTTCATAATCTTTTTCGCCTTTATGCTTTGCTTCATAGAAATTATCAAAAAGTAGATCACATATCTGGGTAGCTCCACCGCCAGAACCTGCGTCAATGTATACTCCATGAATATTTTTATAATCAGGAACACCGTATCCGTTATATCTGACTATGATATCTTGAAGCATCGCTACCTGTTCAGGTGTAGTAAGTGGTTTTTGTGTTTCTTTATCAATCAAATTAATACCATTTACAACGTCTAATAACCAACCACGCTTGTCATCTCTATGTAATTTACCAACCAACACAAAGCTATTATCTCTTTTTTTTGCGGGATCAAAACAGACGATCATAAGAGAATTGTCATCATTAACAAGCATTGGTGGTCTAACAACGCTATTTCTAAGCACTTGTGATTTCTTAACTGCGATATCATCACCAAGGTCTGAATCAAATTTATTCATATACTCACGTGTAGCCTTAGTTGGATTCATCTTCATTTCTGAATCAATCTTTGCTTGAGTAAGTAGTGGAACGGGATATACTTTTCCATTATAAGTAGCATGAAGAATTACTTCACAATCTATATCTGCACAGAAATAATTCTTATCACCTGCCATAGAGTGCATTGCAGCTTCTTTATATCTTTTATAAAAGACATCATCCATAGAACCTGCTGAACTTGCACATACAACTTGATTTGGGAAATTTGGTGGAAGTAATGTTACATCAACATCACCACCAAGAGCGAAGTCACTGTTCTGAGTGACGAACGGAAGAGTAGCAGCGAACATATCTTCAGATACATACGATGCTTCATCATAGAAATTAAGTCGGCTTCTTCGACCACGAGATCCATCAAAATTTGAATTAACCGTAGCAAGAGAGCTACCTGAATAAAGCTTAAAGGAATAAGAAGCTGGATCATGCCGAAATCCCTCACTGTTGGCACTTTTCACTAACTCATTCAAGAAAACGTCAGTTAATCCAGTAAATGAAGCGATTTCTTTTTTTGCAATAGATTCAATCTTCTTCATCATACCTATACTTTGAGAACCTGTGCTTGATAAAATGTATCCTTCAAATTTGGGCAGTAACATTGTTTTAGCCATCAAAAATGGGCTACCTAGAGTTGTCTTACCAGCATTACGACTCATACACCAAACAACATTTGGTGTAATCCATGACATCATAAATACATATTTCTGATAGTCAAGAAATTCGATCCCGAAGAATCTTTCGCAGAATTTTACTGGGTTTCTGCGCCCCCACTGAATTATTTCAGAGAATTTTTTCAAACCCTCTAACTTTAATTCAGACATATCATAATAAGTAGGTTTTTTGAAAAAAGTAAAATTCTTTGGAGTGAATTCATTTATAGAATCACCCATCAGGACAATTTTATCATCAGCCATCTTCGATTACTTGCCCTTTCTCATCTATAAGACCTTTTTCAAATAAGAAATCTTTAAGGTCTTTATTTTCCTTTTTCAATAACCTACTAAATTCAACTGCATTATCTCTTTCTTTTTGAAGATTAAATAACAATCCTTTTTGATGAATAACTTCTTTTTCCCAATCGTTTTCATCAGGATTTAACTGTTTTAATTGGTTCTGATGATTTCTTGTCATAATATCTTCGATTGCCATATTAGTTTCATAATCGAATGTATTTACCTCAGAACCATCTAAATCCATTTCTTGTAATTCTTTTATGATACCAGTAAGAGTACCAGCACCTTTACTTTTTCTATTGTTATTATTTTCAGATATTCCGTTATCCTTTGCTAGTGCAAGGGCAGAAGATATCATTTTTTGCTTTGTTTCAGCTAAAGATTTAATTGTTGATATAACACCTGGATTACTACCAAGTTGTTTCTTGTATTGTGAAATAGTATCATTGATTGTTTTTACATCCTTAAAACTTTGCACAATTTCAATTACAGCTTCAAGCTTCAACCCGTCATCTTTTACAGACTCATCAAAATATCCAACAAGCTTAGAGTAAAGAATAGGCTGTTCTGAAATTGGTTCATTTTCAAAAGGATCATAACCTAAAAATCTAAGAACTGTTCGTTTATTTTTTTTATACATTTCAACGACATCTTCAGATAATTCGTCTTCTTTATTCTCTTGTGTAACTTCTTCATCTTTGTAAACTATTTTCTCTTTGAACATGTCGGAATCCATGTATCCCATACCAACATAATTTTTCATACTGATATTTTTAATGTATGAAGTCCAGACGTTTTCCTTACCTTTTCCTGTAACCATATTTTCAGATTCTTGGATACTTGCATTCCATACAGTTTCAAGAAAAGGTTTATTAAGATAATATAATGCTTTCTGCACACTCTCTTTCGTTGGCTCATGTTCTTCGCCTCGTTCGTCAACTCGTAATGCAATTTTACGAGCACAATCACGACAGATTCTCGAAAAACTTTTTCCACCAAGTAAAGGATCTGTATCATAATAAAATTTTGTTTCTATATCCTTATGCTTATTACACATAGGGCAGTGAGCAGTACCTGCATATTTATCAAGCTTATACTGTAATTCTTCAACTTTTTCTCTAGCTTCAGCAGCCGTTAATTTAACTGGTTGCGTAGTGCTTTTTCTTGTAGCCAATTAACAGCCACCTCCTTTTATTCCAATATAAAAAGAAGCCACTTCATACGAAATGACTTCTCATAATTTTTAATATTAAATTTCCAATGAAAGTGCAATTTACTTCACTTAGCACACCCACTGCGCATCGAACACAGGTTAGAAGTTTTGGAGACTTCATTCTTGCCAAAAGATAGGTGCATACGCCGTGTTAGGGATTCGAACCCCAAAGACTTTTACATCCAGACTGTTTTCAAGACAGCACCCTCGACCAATCGGACACACGGCATGAGCGTAGTATATAGGACTCGAACCTATGCACCGAATAAACGATGACCTCTGATTAGCAATCAGGTGCAATGCCAACTCTGCCAATACTACATAACAAAAAGAGCCATCTCCAAAGGAAATGACTCTTTCTTTAAAAATTATCTTTCTCTAAACTAAATGAAACTATTTTCATTACGACTTTATCAGAATAATCTGCGTAGTTGTTGCCTACGGATAATTTGATAGGGCGGTAGTAAGTGTTGAGCTTACACACCTAAGTTTCGTATGCATCCAAAAAATAGGTTTTGGCATCAGGTTTACCGTACGAAAAGATTTCGGTGAGAGTCGAACTCACGCCCTCGGAGTTGCAGTCCGATGCCTTAACCAACTTGGCTACGAAATCATAATGACTCTGGCGTGACTTGAACACAGCATTACCACCTTGAAAGGGTGGTGTCCTTACCTTTAGACCACAGAGCCATATTTAGGGTGGAAGAGTACCACCCATTATTTTTACAGAATAACTTCTGTTTTACCTTCAAACTTAGTATTTAAAGCACGAATCTCAGCAAGCTTCTTACATTCATTTCTATTTATATATGTGTATTTGGAAATATCTTTTATATCGAAAGAATATTTCCATATTAATTTTTCGCCTGTTTCTAATATACCCGCATATTCAAAAATTCCTTTACAACATTTTATTATAAAACTATTCCATACTCCAAAATACAATTGAGCATCTTTAGCAGAATCAAATAATAATTTATAGTTGATACATACAACACTTTTTATTCTAGTATTATGCATACAATTATTTATATATTGTTGAATTTGGTTATTGCTCATTTGTTTGTATATATCATACCATATGTATATTTTCTTTTTATACATAGGCTGTTTTTTATTACAACATCCGTATATATTAGAAGAATTTAAATTGTTCTTTTTTGCGTATTCTGGTATATTTTCTATTATTTTATTATCAGTTATACAATACGCCCATCTGGACTCTGGAAGATCTCCATCATATTGTCCAGCTATTATTTTACTTTGTCCAATCCACTCATCAAATTGCTCTTTAGTATTATTGCCTTTTTGTTTTGCACCATATTTCATTAAATACCAATTATGAAATGCGTTATGACATTTTGAACAAAGAGCTAAAGCATATTGTTGATCTAATCTGTATTCTGGATAATTGGCATATCCATATAAATGATGTACATCCGTTGCCCTTTCACCACAACATTGACAAATATATTTGTCTCTAGCCATTACATTTTTAGTAAATATATGATATTCTGGATACTTTCTTCCTATTTCTCTTTCTTTATCTGTTTTGTTAAAATTCCATAATGGATGGTTTTCTCGACTATTAAAAATTTTTAAAGCACAAGACTTACAATATGTTTTGCCATTATGATTAATTTTTCTATATGTATACCATGTCATTTCTGTTTTGGTTTTGCATTCATCACATATACAATTTACAATGGCGTTACTTCCATTTGTTAAATCTTCAACTTTCACCTTGATTTTCGTTCCGCTTTTTATAATATATTTACAACGTTTTTTATTATAATACTTAGGAATTTCATATCCTTTATTTTCATACCATCTTATAGTTCTATTGTTCAATGTTATTTCAACTTCGTTAGTAATCAAACCCATAATTCTCTACTCCTTTATTCAAATATTTATTCTCTGTTTGAATAATAGTTACTTAATAAATCAAACAAAGCTTTACTTTTCTTAAATTTCCAAGTGGTTATTCCATTTTCATCGGTTTTTGCAAACAAAAAAGAGATGTCATTATCAATCAGATAAAACATCTCTTTTCTATCTTGAGTACCATATTCTCTATCAATTTTCTTTTTCAAAATTTAACACTACTCCTTAATAATATATTTATAATACAACAGAAGTTTCCGCTTCAAAATCGTTAGCTAATGCTCTAATTTCTGTTAATTTTGTTGTGATTGCAACTTTCACTTTTTCCAAGAAAAGAACTGCCATTGCCTGTCCTAACTTTTCAGGAGTATTAAACACTGTACCAAGAGAAGTAGTAGGAATTTTATTTATATCAATAGAAAGTGTAATAGATAAGTTTTCATCAAGAGTGTACTTTTTATTTACTAAATCAGAGATTGTAACCTTTTCAATAGTAGAACCGTCTGGCTCATCAGTAACAATCACAGGAATTCCTGTATCTGAAAGTTTCAAATTCCCAGAGAAGTCAATCTGGCTATATTCGATATATCTTACGAAATTATGTAACTGATTTTTCTCTGTGTCAGCATCTCTTACGCTATCACCCAATTCTTCAACATTTAAACTTACTGTGATTACGTCTTCGTTAATTTCTGTTTTCTGTGCTAATTTCATTATTCAGTTGCCTCCTCACTTAATAAATTGTAAAATTCTTTTAATCCGCAAATCATATTTTTAATGGTAGACTTTGACAAATTACACTGTAATTGTGGTAAATTCATATCTGTGTCATTTACTTTAAAAACAAGACAATTGTTATCAAAATCAATACTCATACTTGCTTTTGTCTGATTTCCAATAAGCATCTGTAAAGCTTTTAAGATTTTACCATTATCACTTGTAATACTTAATACGTCACCAATTTCCAAGTCGTTTTCAGTAACCTGTAAATATGCCATTATACATACTCCTTTCTTTTATTTTTCGTTTCCTTTTAATCGTTGAGTTGCGGAAACAGGACTCGAACCTGCATACTCTTGGTTATGAGCCAAGTGAGCTTCCATTGCTCGTCATTCCGCTATGATAATAGGAGAGGAGCGACCTCTCTGTATTGTATAGATTGGTAAGATCTACTGCCGATTGATTACCAGCCAACCGACAAAGAGAATATTGAAAATTCTCTGATATGTAAAATCAGCATAAAGCACTAACTAGCTGATATTGGACTGTACATATCCAGTTATTCACTAATTAATCCATTTATAAAAATCAGAAAAGACAATTTGCCATTTCTTGCAAAACTCTGTGGATAGTTTTACTCATAATAATGGTTCTCATTAACGCAGATAGGAACGAACATCTTCTCATTTCTAATGCTGAGAGTCACCGATAATCCTAGATGGCGGTAGGAAAGAAGTAGGACTTACAATGCTACATGAATAGCAAATGCCAGATGTGATACTCATATATTCTCTGTTTGGTTGCCCATTTAAGGGTTCTTTTATTTATTCTCTACATTGTCATCACCTTTTTATATATGCCTTTCGTGCCTGTTTATAAGGGCTTTATTGGGATAATACAGTTCTATCGGTCTGTTAATCCGTCTGATTTTCACAGAACCTTGATGAGTGCATAACTCAGAGCATTCGGCTTATAATTATTCCATTTAAAAGTAAAAAAGATTAGGAAATTAATGTCGGTTTATGTTGACATAGGTTTTACGCTATTGAATGCCACTATCCAACATGTCTGTAAAGACGCAACCTAATCTTTTTATATTTTATTATTCTCTGAATTAAACGAAGTGCTAGACAAAAGCTTCATCAGCATCTTCAGTATTTTCACGAATGACATACATCTGAGTTGTTTCGGAAGATTCGTGTCCCAAAAGTTTCTGTGCTGTCTCCAATGCACGATGATCATAACATACCAGATTGGTCGCACGACTTCTTCGGAAATTATGTGGAGTCGTCCTCCTACCAACAATTTCAGAAAATTCATTTATGCACCAATCATTGAATGCACTATATCCAATCTGTCGCACCTTTGAACCATCTTTAGTTTTTACGACAAACATATAAGGACAATCATCATCACCACCACTTCAAGCCATTTTTTTAATGCGTCCATTACATCTTGTCCAAACTGCAATTTTCTAACCTTACCAACGGCACTCCGTCCTTTGCAACGAATTTCATGTGTTTTATAAGATACAGATTCTACTTTTTGCTCTTTGCCATCCTCATCGACAATTGTTACAATTTTCCTCTTAGGTTCATAATTAACAACTTCTTTGAGTAGCTGTAAACTTTCTGCATGTCTGCATCCTGTAGAATATGTAAACTTTACATATGCTAATTTTTGCCATTCTTCACGTTCAGCTAATACCGAACATAAATGATCCATTTCATCAGGAGTCAATGGTTCTTTTGCGAAAACCTTACCTGTTTTTGGTACTTGCATCTCCGCAGTTACATAATTACGGAACATAGGATAGTCCTCATCGTAAAAATTCTCGATGAATTTATTCAATGCACTGACAGAAGACTTTTTAAATTTAATCGCAGCTTCAGATAGTCCACGATTAGCAAGAAAATTCATATAGCGAAGGAATTCTTTCTTCCTAATTTCTATGCAGTTTTTGTTATTCAGATTATTTTTAACCCATACGAAGAATATCTTTAATGCAGACCTATAAGCATGTAAACTATGTGGTGAAAGATGAGTCTGATTACTGAGGTAATCTTCGACCATATTCCTATTAAACTCATTAACCTCTGCCCATTCCTCATCTGTAACTGGATCTAATTTATCTGCTATTTTACCATTCAATAATCTCACTTCCTTTCACATATAAAAAGAAGCAGTAGTAGTAATAACTAAACTGCTTCACTATAATCTATAACGTTTCTTCCCCATTTTATTTCTTCACTATATTTTAATTCGCCTATTTTAGACACCTTATCCCAATCTATATTATTCTTGATAAAAGATTCAATGCTTTTTCTGAGTTCTATAGAATCATTATTTAAAATGTTATATGTATTATCTTTTGTCAAATCACAAGGGAATAAAATATAATAATGAATATTATTTTCTTTAAACATTTTTTGTTTCTTAGATAAGTCTTTACGATATGTTTCTTTAGATTTACTGCTCGTGATCTGCTTATTTGAAAAGAAATAATTTTTATATGCCTCAATTACACCTGCAATTTCAATATAAATATCATTATCTTTAGTATGAATTAAATAATCACAATTCATATTTCTGTGATAAGATGGAACAAAAGATGAATATTTTACATCTCGAAAATAATCTATTCCATATCTTAATCCAAATTCTCTAAGATATTTTGAAAATATATATTCAAATTGGCTTGTAACATGTTCACCATCACTAAAATCAAATGTGATACCTCGACCTCTCTTGCCTAAAGAGATTCCTTCATTTGCCAATAATGTTTGCAGATTACAATTATAAAATTTTTTAATTGTTCTTTGTAAAGAATCTGTATTCAACCATTCATGAACACTGTCTATTTCAGATGTAGTAATAAAATTTCTATTATCATCTTTTACATATTTACATATATCTTTTAGCATTTGGTCTAATTCATCTTTTGTTAAAGTTCTATCCAACATGGACTCTTGAATTATTTCTAATCCAAGTTCCTTTTTCATATTATTAATAGTTCCCCAATAAGTTTTAATCACTTCTAATGGTGGATGATAGCAACCTCTTCCTCTAAAATCATCATACATTAAAGCTCTATCTTTTTCTGATTGTAATTTGTAAATCAGTTTGATCATTTTATCCTTTGACGGTGTTTTACCTTTTGCTACAAAACCACACCAATCAACAAAATCAGCCCAAGTTTTAACTGATCTATCTGGGCAATTATTTATATACCATCTACCATCAGGTAAGTTAAATGGCTCTTTCCGCAATAAATCATATTTTATTGGGTTGCCTAATTCTTCACTTTTTTGAATATATTTCCTTACATAATAGTCGTAATCCTCGATATTAAATTCTCTTTGTTTTGTACTTTTCATAATTTTACCTATGCCTTCTCCTATGCCAATAACTAAAAAATAGAACAGTAGAAGAGAGGCATAGGTTCTCATATACTTGGTAGCTACTCCAAATACCTACTGTTCCATAAATCCCACAATCAGCTATGACACCAATCATGAGCACATTTATTTATTCTCTGTTTCCATTCACAGAAACATAGAAAATTGACTTTAATAGGATTCGAACCTATATCCATTCCGTCAGTGGCTTTCACACTGGTATCTGCGGTTTTACCTTAGATGCTTTAACCATTAAGCTATAAAGTCATACAAAAAGAGTGTGCAGCATACACCACACACTCTTACAAATATTTATAAAACCAACAAATTTGTCTATTAAACACTTACACACTTATTTTTATTTGTAACATAAAATGAGTTACAAGCAAAAAGTCCAAAAGCATTTAATAACTTCTCAATTTCTTCATCTAAATCTTCGAAAATATCAAGAGAAATTTCATCATGTGAATGACAATTATCACATCTTTCGTCACAATCATATTCATCACTTGTATCTTCTACATCTTCACCAATATTGAACTCATGCATAATACAACCAGAATTCTCATTTTCCTTGACAAATGTAGAATCTACATCACCATGAACAAATACAATATCAGTCTCATCAAACGGAACACAATCTGATTTCAAGATGCTTACAAATAAATCATCCATATCTAAACAAAGAACATATTCACCGAAATATTCTGTTAAAATAGGATTTCCAAACTCCTCGCTAGACTCTAACTCGAAGTTTGTATTCTTAATAATCGAATTTACAACATCCTTCATTACATCATATTTTGCAACGACACAAAGACCAACTCCGATATTTTCCTCTACACGAAGTTTATCAACCGTGTCTGCTAAATACTCGGCAAAATCATTTGTATCTGTAAAACCAAATGTTTTCAATATATTTTCACCACCAATCAAATTAAGCGTTTTTAACAGCATCCTTAAATGCTTTTCCAGCTTTAAAACGAGGTGCTTTTGATTCTGGAATAGAAATTGATTCGCCAGTAGCAGGATTTCTTCCTTCTCGTGCAGCTCTTGTTGTAGCTTCGAATGTGCCAAATCCTACTAGCTGTACTCGATCTCCACTAACTACTGCATCCTGAATTGTTTTGATAACACCATCAACAATAGTAGTTAAATCTTTCTTAGATACTTCAATATCAATATTTTCCTGTGTTTTTGCGATTAATTCTGTTTTATTCATTTTTTAAAATCCTTCCTTTTTCTCAATTATTTTTTATTTTTCAATTAAAAAGAGGGTAGTGTCCATATAGGTACACTCCCTTTGATAGTGGCTTTGTCAGCCAAAAATAATATATTAATTGTAGCTGTGAATATCTGCTTCCACAATTACTCCAAACTTAGCCGAACAGTGGACTACAATTGTTATTTAATTTAGTCAAGTTGTATGTCATATAAGCAAATCAATCCATTATCACTTATAACCGACACTGTTTGCTCAGGGCGATTTACCTTTCTAATTGATAATGCAAATTGATCACTGCCCGACACACATCCCGACTCAATTACTTTCGTGTCATAAACCGTAGTTAAACCATTAGTATGTCTATGTCCAAGCAATACAATGTCTGGCTTAATATTGAACATCATTGTAAAATTCTGCACAACATTACTTGGTGAATCTTTATGACCATGAGCAGCAAATACATTGTTGCCACGAATATTAAACATTGCAATTTCTGGCTCAATTGTATTATCACAAATAGTAATATTTTTTATATTCTGCATTCTTGCCTTTAAATAGAAAGGTAGTAATACGTCCATATTTTCACCATCTAAAGCTTCTTCCTTCTTTGGGGAAATCCTAGAATGATTACCAGGTGTTGTATATACATAGATATGATTAAAATGATTTGCCATGCGAGAGAGCATAGCAGAAATCAGTTCTGAAACATATTTAAACTGTTCCATAAGATCCATGTTATTCTGTAATCGAAGATTATTGTGAATAATTCCACTAAGAATTTCGCCAATAACAAGATAACAGTTTTCAGATTGATGCATTCCACGGATATCAAGAATATCAGAAGTAAACTTTTCAATTCGTTGTTTTAAAGTATCTGAATCAAAATCATTTTTCCAATTATGTATCTCAATTCCAGTATGAATATCTGTTAAATGCACAAGTAAATCTGTTGAACTGTTAAATAACGTATAATGTACTGGAATATTCATTGGTTCAATATTTTCACAGATAATTCTTTTAACCATATCAGCATATGATTCTTTACGAGCCTCCTGCCTAATGAGTTTATTATATTCAACTCTAGCATCAGATAATTTTATTTTCTCTCGTCTTAGTTCTTGAATTTTTACATCCAATTCACTATTCTCAGACACACTCTGATTTAATCCAGCCTTATACTTTTCATACTCACTTCTCATCTTACCTCCAAACGGAGTAGAAGAGGACTTACGAATAGTGTCTGAGTTACAATTAATCCCATATTTATCCTTGATTTCTGACCAATCGTAGTCATTTTCACCATCAATTTTTGAATCAATATCTGTGATAATCTTGTCATATGTTTCAAGAGTTAGTCCATATTTTGAAAGTTCTTCTTTGAATTTTTCAATATTAAACAATCATTCACCAACTCTCTACTCTTCATCAGACGGAACATCCAGCTCCTCATCTGTCTTTAATGCAACAGTAAAATCAATTACCTGATTCTTGAATGAAGTAAGCAGATCGGCTACCTTTACTTCCTGCTCCATATCATTCTCGTCTGTATATGTAATAGTAGTACAATCCTCTGAGAGTGTACCTGCTTTTACTGTTAATTTGTCTGTAGTTGTTCTTGTGAACTTTAATTTACTAGCTGCCATTTTTAATCTCCTTTTTTCTCAACTAAAATAGGAGAGCAGTACGCTCTCCTTAAAATCCAATTTTATTTTTCTGTTTACAATCCTCTTCTTCATCATCCCAATATTCTTCATTTGGAATTTCAAATCCAATGCAATTGGTAGTTATTGGTTCTGATTGAGCTTGGACATCTTGTATTTCATTATTTATTTTTATTACACATTTGCTTAATTTACCTTTTGGAATCTCTAATACTACCTGTAATAATTCCGTAAGAGAATCCAAAATTGGCAATAAACATATTCCGCTAATAAATCCAAATACATATTTTTTCATAACTTACCTCTTATTTTTCAAATAAATCTGCGAACATCTTGCTTGTTTCAGATCTAACATCTTCACCAAGATAAATACATCCAAATTTTTCATTACCTTTAAATTCATTACACATCTTAATAAGTGGATTATTTACTGTCTTAGTAAGTAATGACTGTTTATAGTCACCAGCAAAATAAATTTTACTGTTCTGACCTAAACGAGTACCTATAAGTCTAATCTGACTTTCTGATAAATCTTCCGCTTCATCACAAAGGATAATAGTATCATTATATGTTGTACCTTTCATAAAAAATGGTACATTGGTATCTAAAACACCTGACATTTTTAAACTCTGCAACTCAAATTCTCCACCATTGAGTGATTGCGTTAATGGTTCAAAGAATTTCCCTACTTTATCTTCCATATCACCAGGCAGATAACCAATCTCTTTTCCCTCGCCAGAAACTTCTCTGACCCCAAGAATTTTTGCTACACGACCCTTTTCTTGAACATTGTATAAAGCCATCTGCATAGAAAGAAATGTTTTACCTGAACCATATCCACCTAAAATAGCAGCAATAGAAATGTCTGGATTATTAAGAATATCCAAAGCACACCTCTGTAAAGAGTTTTTACCTTTAATAAAACGAGATGAAGGTAGTTTTAATGCAACAAAATTTGTTCCATCAAAACGTAATTCTTTTGAAGAATCATCATCAGTATTTTCAATAATTAAATACTCATTAATATGCCATTTTGAATAATCCATGTTCTCCATTATTGAATTAATTGTATCTGTATCACCATGAATAATTTGGTATCCTTTATAAATTTCACTTCCATCTTCGTATGTACTAGATACATTTAATCCGAATATCCATTTTGCAATTGTTTTACATGCAATGTCATTTGTAATAAATAGAACATCTTTAATAGTAGAAGCACAAGCACAAATCTGATTATCTGGTGTATTTTCTAATCCTAATTTATCAATAATATCAAGAACATTATTATTTACAATAATCACATCATACTTATCAGAATGCTCATCTAATATATGCAACACTTTTCTTGCACGATATTTTGTTTCTTCATCTTTGTTACGACTTACTTTAATGTTTTCTAATTCTAAATGAGTAGTGGAACTAATATTAAATTTTTCATCTTCTAATAATCTGTCCTGTAAAAATAGAATAGCGTTTGTGTCATAAAATTTCTTTCCGATGGTATTTGCACCACCTTCCTTAAATATTTTGGTTACTTAATACCAATTGATTTTTCATACTGTTTATGAAGTTTTGTATTTCTACGACTTTCTGTAAGATAATATGTTCTACGATGACGAGAATCTGTGTGGCTAATTCCATCATATCCGAACATAACACCTTTAGAAACTAAAAATTCCATTTCCTGTTTTGAAATCTTAATTATTTTAATACACACCTTTCGTTCTTTTATTTCCCATATGGGGAGTGATGGGAGAGAAGTGAATTTGAATCACTGACCTTTACTTTAGAATGTAACGCTCTACCGAACTGAGCTACCTCTCCAAATAAAAAATCCCGTGTATGAAACACGAGATTCATAATTTCTTTAGGCTGAGATATTTGACCTAACACACTACCATCTATTGCGGTTGGACACAATTTATCACACTGTCGATTAGACAGTAGGTAGCAACAACACTGATTTTGACATAATCAGCAAACTCTTACCACAAAGCATTATAGATTTCCTTTTATCACATCGTCTCTTGCGGAGTTCTCAGATTGCAGTCTGATACGGTTGCAATTACTTGTATTTTCTCACATAGCACCTTGCGAGTGTTATATGTGTCCATATTACAGGACAATAAGTTGTTTTTCTCTTTGCGGTCATACACACTTTTGCTTGTTATTTTCTATTAGTAAATTAAATAATATTTTTATTATTAAGAAATTTTGTTCATTCACCAAAAGTATGTACTTACAAATGGACGATGAGGTGTATATTTGACCATCAGAACCTTTTGAGTACCGCCCAATCATCACCATCCTGTCTTCCTTGCTATCGGAATCCTTTATTACAAAACACCTATCTTTCGACTTAAGATATTTATATAATAATTTAAACAGCACTAATTCTTGCGGAACTCGTACCATTTAGACATGGATTATCCCCACATTTCTGTGTTAATACAGTACCTATCTCAAGATACCTACCCAACCATATTCGCCAACAGTAGTCCTTGAATAGAAGGTTAGGCATAAATCCTATGTGTTTTCCGTCAAGCTGTATTGCTACAGTCGCAGCTTTGTAATACGACAAAACCACTTTATACATGTCACCATGCTTATCTTAGAATTTTTCATCCTCTGACCCGAAACCGACCAGTCCTACAAAAGTAGGAGAGTTGCGGAAACAGGACTCGAACCTGCATACTCTTGGTTATGAGCCAAGTGAGCTTCCATTGCTCGTCATTCCGCTAT